TTTACCTTTTAAAGGTTTAAGTCTTCTTGTAGACCATAAAGTTTTTTTACCAATATATTTTTTATTATTTGTTAAGTCAGTTATACAGTAAACAAATCCAGCTAAGTCATCAATGCGAGAATCAGCTGGATTAAACTCTTTATTTTCAAATAACCACAATATAGTATTCCTTAATTACAAAATACTATTTATATAAATTAATCGTCATCCTCTGCATCTAATAATTGAGCATTTATTTCATGTCCACAACATGGGCAATATTCAGGCTCTTTGTCTTCTGTTGATACTTGTGATTCTGCGTCACAATAATCGCACTCAATATAATAGTGTAACATATAGTCTTCCTTATGCTTCGCAACTAGCACAGTTCATAATATCACGAACTAGTTCTTGTGCTGGATTTGATGACCTTTGGTAGTAAAATGTCTTAACGCCTAACTTCCATCCTTCAATAATTAGCGCATTAACATCCTTTGCCGAAACATCTGGATGAATTAAAATATTTAATGACTGTGATTGATCAATATATTTTTGTCTTCCACCAGCTTGTTGTACAATAGAAAGCGGAGTAATCTCACTAAAAGTTTTAAACACATCTTTTTCATTTTGAGTAAGAAAATCTAAGTGTTGAACTGATCCTCCATGTTTAAGAATATCTATCCATACCTCTTCACTGTTTTTACCATGATCATGCAATACTGCTTTAAGATGCGGATTGCGATATGTAAACTTTCCTTTAGCTAAATCTTTAGTAAAATAATTAGAAGCAAGAGGTTCAATAGATGGTGATACTTGTCCAAGAATAAAAGATGAAGAAGTTGTTGGTGCAACTGCAGTTCTTGTTAAATTACGTTCACCAAAACCAAGCATACCAGCAGGTTCACCATATTCAATGGCTAACTCTTTTGATGCTTCAAGAGATTTGTCATCAATAAATTTACTAATTTTAACAGAAAGCATATGTGCTTCAAACGATTCAAATGCAATACTTTTAGATTGCAGATAAGAATGCCACCCCAATTGACCAATACCTAATGCTCTCCAATGTGCTGCAAAATCATGTGCTGATTTCATAAACGGAATATCAGCAGTCTTTTCAATATACTCTTCCATTACAGCATCAAGAAACCAAGTCATAGTTTCTACTGCGTCAGTCTCGCACCATTCATCAAATGTAGAACAATTCATTGATGCTAAATTGCAGACAAATGACCACTCTTCACTGGATGGCAAACATATTTCAGAACAAAGATTTGATGCCCAAATAGAAATATCTTGATCTTTTAACACTTGAGGCTTATTGTTATTTACAGTATCGCTAAAAAACAAATATGGATAACCAGATTCTCTTCTCTTACGAAGCACCCGTGCCCACACGGTACGCTTTTCTGCATCACCAGCAATCATAGATTCCATCCATTCATCTGAAATGCAAACACCAAGTGAAAGATTAATAATTGAAGAACCTTCTTCACGACATTCTAGAAACTCCATAATGTCTGGTGACTCAATAGGAAGATACGCTGCACACGATCCTCTACGGACATTACCTTGGGCAACAACATCAACTGTGGTTTCAGCTAAATTCATAAAATGAACTGGACCATCTGCTGTTCCGCCTGATTTTATTTCTTCCCCGCGGGAACGCAAAGCTCCAAAATACGCAGAAGTACCCGCACCCATCTTAGTTTGCATACCTATTTCGGCAGTCTTCATAAGAATTGATTCCATATTATCATTAACGAATACGCCGTTGCACGAAATAGGAAGTCCTTTCTTTGTACCAAAATTAGACCAAACTGGTGATGAGAGAGAATAAAATCCTCTACTCATATAATCATAAAATTTATCAGCAAAGCCGTCTTTATCAAGTATAGTCTCTGCAGTCTGAGCGATCATGCGAACACGCTCTTCTACTGTCATATTTCCATCAATGTATCCACGGCTTAAGAAAAGCCGTGAATCATCGTTTGCCCATTCAAATCCCATTATATAATCCTTTAAAATAAATCATCAGCAGTAATACCTTGTCCCTTTGCATATTCGACCGGGCGCTTTTGAAAGAAATCTGTCATGTTAGCACCTAGCAATTCTTCGTCAAACCAAAATGTTTGATCAATCTCGTCTTGATTATATATAATCTCTGAATTGTCAAATCCAATTTGATCTAAAGAATCGGCCATTCTTTTAGCAATAAAAGATTTGAGAATTGATGCTGATAAACCATCAGTTTGATATCCACCCATGATCCAGTCAATGACCTTGCTTTCGGCTTTAAGAGCATCAATGCATTCTTCCCGCACACGGGCTTCTAACTCATCATCAAACAAATCAGGATACTCTTCACGCAAGGTATTAATCAATTTAATACCGACTTGAGCATGCAACATTTCTTCATTACGAGTATATTGTACTTGTTGCGCACAATCTTTCATTACTGCTTTATTACGATTCATATGCATAATTATATAGAACTGACTAAACAAACTTACATTCTCTACAAACAACGTAAATAGCATAATCGAGTAGATATATTGCTTTTTATCGTCAGCATAAACTTTATTGTTATACTTTCGTAGATAATCTACGCGGCCTCTAATTACTTTTTCATTTAGATTTTCTTCAAAGACGTGAGTCAGATGTAAAACATCAAGAATTTTCTCATATGCCATATTATGAATAACTTCTGAATTAGCCATAGCATAACCTAAGTCTTTAATCGATGGGTGCGGTAAATGATTGCCGATATCGGCCCAAAATGATTTAACTGCAATTTCAATTTGACCAATTGCTGACATAGTCTTAACAACAATCTCACGTTCTTCTGGACTCAAATCTGTTTTAAATTGTGAATAATCTGAACGAAAATTAAATTCTTCTGGTGTCCAAAAGCCTTTCCATATAGCTTCAATAAAGTCTTTTGTCCATGGATATAGGTCTGGTTTTCTTGAGATTTGTTCTTGAAATAACATATGATTTTCCTAAGCGTACTTTAGTTCCCTAGCAAATACATATTATTTGCCACGAATGTTTATATTGAGAGTGAGTTTTTTTAATTGGTACTATTATATATCAATATTAAAATTTTGTACAATAAAAAATGCGCATATCTTTTTAAAAAAAATAATATATTTAGTATATACATATGTACAAGTATACCATATCTTGATATAATAAGAGAGTACCTCTTAACAGGGGGACAGTATGCTATGCGTCAGAATAGTCTTTCGGTTGCATTGATAGCGTAGAATTTTTTCTATTAATAATATTTCTATTATCACCTGAAATTTTTGACAAGTCGTTTATTCTATCTTCTAATTCTTGAATCTTAGCAGCAATTTTTGGATTTACTTTTTTCCATGCTTCTGGATCTTGATCAAACCACGTCCATCCATATCTATCACGCAAATAGTCACATGCTTGATCAAATTTTGAATATCCCCATAAACCTATTCTGGTATCTCTTATATAAGCTAAACATGCTGCGCCAAGAAGGGCTCCAGCGATACTAGTATAAATCCATAAGTAATCCATTTGTTATTCCTCTATAGTAACTGCCTTATCCATTGTTTTTTCGCTTTCAATATAATAATTTTTATATGCTTGTATAATTGCTTGTTGTTGACCAACATACATCCGAATATCAGATATATTCAAACCCAATTTTCCATAATCATCTCCAGTTAATCCAAATAAAACTAGATCGTCACCTGTCTTTTTTAGATCATCAAAAACTTCTTCATGATTATTTGGTGTTATTGCAACCCATGTTATATCACGTTGATCAATTTGATCTGCTTCTGGTAAAACAAGTTCAGGCCTTTCAACTGGTTTAGTTTTAATCTCTACTGTTTCGGGAAGCCTCTTCAAGCTGCTGCAACCGTTCAGGGTCAACAAGAGTATCAAACAACCAAGGGCATTCACGATTAAACGCTTTTCCATTTTCTGCTTCTCTTTCTTTTTCACTTAATGGAGCGCCAGACATTAATTCAAAACATCTTAATGCATTGGCAGTTCCTCTATTAATTAATTTTTCAACTACATCTGGCTTCTCAGCTCCAAGCAACCCAAGATCTAGACTTTCTAATTTTTTTGCAAGTATTTTATTCCGGGTGCGTGTACGGGTCATTTGTTTATTAACACTTTTTAATTCATTATTAACTGCTTGAATATCAGACTCAAGTGCACCAATAGTATCTTTTTGAGTCTGTACAGCACCTTCAAGCTTAGCATTGTTTGCTGTTAATATTTCTATTTTTGCTTGCATATGATTCCACGTAGCATAGGCTCCATAACCTATAGAGCCTATTAAACCGATTACAAATATCATCATATAAATTTTAAGCATTTAATCGCCG